AACAACCAGACCTACCAGACCGACCGCCCGATTTACGGCAGCGAAACGACCTCGGCGCTTTCCAGCCGCGGCGTGTACGCGACGGACAGCGCGAACATGGCGTATCCATCCTACGACAACAAGGCGGTTTCGTGGGGCAACACGGCGGCGGAAACGGTGAACGCCTACTTGAACAGCGCTCGTTCCTGCGGGCATTTCGTCTGGACGGGCTTTGACTACATCGGCGAACCGACCGAATGGAACAAGTATCCGGCGAAGAGCAGCTATTTCGGCATTGTGGACACCTGCGGTTTCCCGAAGGATATTTACTTCATGTACCAGTCCATGTGGGACAGCCACCCGATGATTCACATGCTGCCGCACTGGACGCACGAATCCGGCAATGTCGATGTATGGCTGTATTCCAACTGCGCATCCGTCGAGCTATTCTTGAACGGCGTGTCGCTGGGCAAGAAGACGCTTGCGCAGCGCGGGACGAAGAATCAGTACGCCTACACGGTGGCTTACGCGGCGGGAACCATCGTCGCGAACGGTTACGACGCTTCCGGCAACCTGATTGCGCAGGACATTCAATACACGGCGGGAGCGCCCGCGAAACTGGCGCTTTCCAGCGACAAGACGGCGGTCAGTATCGCGTCGAATGATTTGGTCTACATCACCTGCGACGTACTGGACAAAAACGGCACGCTCTGCCCGAACGCTGACAACAGCGTGGCCTTTACTGTCACGGGCGGCAGCATCGTCGGCACGGACAACGGTCACGGCGCGAATGTGGAAAAGCTCTCCGGAAGCCGTCACAGCGCGTTCAGCGGCAAGTGCCTTTGCGTGGTGAAGCACGACGGGACTTCCGGCGCAATGAAGATTACGGCGACAGCGAACGGCTTGACGGCGGGGACAATCAGCGTGACGAAGGGCGAAACCACCATTGCAGCAACCGCTCCGGCAGCGTCTTTTGTGGACGCGACGAATCCGCCGATGCGGGACGTGAGCGAACCGGCAGAAGCCGCGCCGACGATTTCCGCCATCAGCGCGGACAAAACGACGGCGGCGCTGAACGAGGAAATCACCTTCACCATGACGGTCAAAAACACGACGAGCATCCGCGTGTACATTGACGGCAGCGTGAACCGCTACATCTACGACGTAACGGACGGAACGATGACCTACAAGCTCTCCTTCACGGACGCGGGCAGCGGCACGCGCACGGTAGCGTTTGAGCCTTGCAGGGGCGACGTGGTGGGCATCAAGACGGCGGGGATGGTGATTACGCTGGCGGAGGCTGCGCCCTCGCTGCTCTACGAACTCCCGGCGGAAACGACCTTCACGAACACCACCGACGGCATCATCGACACAGGTTTGAAGCTATTCGAGGACGTTTCCACCGCTCCGCAGTACACGATTCTGTTTGACGTGACGACGGGCGATGTGACGAACAACAACGACAAGTACATGCTGCTGCACTGCATGAACGAGGTACAGCCATATCCGGGCTTCGCGGTGCCGTTAGGCGCGAGCGGTGACTATCCGAAGCTGCGCATGTCTTATTACACGTGCAACAAGAGCATCGTGTGGAAGCCGAACGGAAAGCGGATGCGCGTTGCGGCGCGGATTGACGGCGCGAACTTCTCTTTTGCACCGTGCGACGGCGACATGAGCATGGCGGATGAAGTCATCAGCAGTTCGTCTTATGTCAGCGTCCCGCAGACGCTGCTGATTGGCGGCTATCAGGATGCGAACGGGAATCACGGGCGATTCTATGAAGGCACGCTGCATGAACTCAAAGTGTACAAGGGTTGCATGACGAAGGAAGAATGCCAGGCGTGGGTGAATAACGAGGAGTGAGTGCATGAACGACAAAGCATCAACGATCATCAGCCTTGCACAGGAGCATCTTGGCGATCCATATGTCTACGGCGCGTGGGGCAGCCCCTGCACGCCGGAGCTGCGGCGCAAGTATGCGCGGCTCAATCCGTCGCACGCGGGCAACATCACGAAGAGGTGCCAGGCGCTGAATGGCGGCGGAACAAGCTGCGCTGGATGCAAGTGGCAGGGTGCGCTGGCGTATGACTGCCGCGGCTTCACGCACTGGCTGCTGAAGCAGGTCGGCATCGAGATTGCCGGAGGTGGCGCAACGAGCCAGTACAACACCATTTCCAACTGGACAGTGCGCGGAAAAATCGCGGATATGCCGGATGTGGTCTGCTGCCTGTTCCGCCAAAGCGGAAACAAGATGGAACATACCGGGATGCACATCGGCGGCGGACAGGTTATCCATTGCAGTGCTGGTGTGCAGACCGGCAACATCGGGCAGGGCTGGACGCATTATGCCGTGCCGGTCGGGTTGTATTCGGCGGACGAAATACAGAAAGCGGGGCGAATCAAGGTGAGAAAGACACTGCGGAAAGGCGCAAGCGGCGATGAGGTGAGAGAGCTTCAGACGATGCTTGCAGCGTGGGGCTACGATGTCGGCGCGGTGGATGGTGTGTTCGGCAGCGCGACGGAGGGCGCGGTGCGTGCGTTCCAGACGGCGAAGGGGCTGACGGTAGACGGTATCTGCGGCACAGCAACGTGGGCAGCGCTGGATACGGCACAGAAGCAGCCGGATGGAGATATGCCTACGAAAGAGCCGGATGCGTGGCGGGCGAAGCTGGAAGCGCTGCGGGATAGTCTCAGAAGTGCGCTGGAAGTATTGGAGGAGGTACTGAACAATGCGGTGGGATGATGTGGTCAAGTGGATTTCGGCGGCGGTCGGCGCGATTGCGGGCGCGGTCGGCGGCGCATGGACAGGCGCGCTGACGTGCCTGCTGGCGCTGAACGTGGTGGATTACATCAGCGGACTTGTCTGCGCGGCGCTGGGACGCAGCACCAAGACGGACGGCGGGCGGCTGTCCAGCACGGCGGGCTTCATTGGACTGGCGCGGAAGATGTTCATCTGGGTGCTGATTTTGGTGGCAACGCTGGTGGACAGGTACGTCATCGGCACGGGCGAAAGCTGCCAGACGGCGGCTGCGCTGTTCTACATTGCCAATGAAGCGCTGTCGATTATCGAGAACTGCGGGCTGATGGGGCTGCCTGTTCCGGCGTTCCTGCGGAAGCTTCTGGAAGTGCTGCGGGATAAGTCGGATCAGGGCGCGGACAAGTATCAACGAGAAGAATCTGAATAAATTCAGAGCGTCACACTTCGCACACAGAAGTGTGACGCTTTTTCTTTGAAAGGGTATTGACTTTCTGCATTCCAGTATGTTATTATTGGAATGCAGAAAGTGAGGTGAATCTATTGAGTCCTCGAACAGGACGCCCGATAGAGGAAAACGCAAAGCGTACACAGGTTGTTGTGCGGTTAGACAAGGAAGATGTGCAACGCTTAGACGCGTGTGCAAAGAAGTTAAATCTAACCCGCGCAGAAACAATGCGGAAGGGGCTTCGCACACTCTATGAAGGCATGAAAAAAGAGTAACGTGTTTTGCTTGGCGGCTTCACGTTACCCTTTGCCTACCAAAGGTCACCCTTCGGTAAATCTATTCTACCACAAGGGCGACCTCCTGACAACCCCTAAACAGCCTAAGGAGGAACGCAAAATGTTTGAAAATTGCAAGAGCAACGTAATAGAACATCTGGAGAGCATCGACGCGCAGTTGCTCGCGCTGGATGCAATGCTGGAGCTTGCCGAAATGGGAGCAAACAACCTTGCGAATGGCGACAACTTCGAGCGCGTCCTGAGCTTCATCAGGCATAACCTGACGGAACTGCGCGCTGAATTGGACGAAGCGACAGGCATCGTGCTGAAAGCGCAAACAGTAGCATAACCAAAACAAACAAGAAGCGGCTGTTCCATCAAGTGGAGCAGTCGCTTTGTGTTGCCCGGAAATTGCGAAACCGGGAACAGCGTCAGTATAGCATAGAACCTTGAATTTTGCAAGTGAAACGTAAACCGCAATAGCGTGGGGTGCGGGATACACGGTCAAGGAAATTTTTGCAGGACGCAGGTGAAGACTAAAAATGCGAACATCTTCGCTGTTGGGGGTATCCCCCCTATGCTGGAAATTCCGACATGGGGGTTTTCACACCGGCGGGGGCTCGTCGTAGACACCGCGTGGCAAAATTACAGGGAGGGGGTCATGCTGAAGCGTAACACAATGTAACACAAGTATAAAAATAAGTGTAACAAGAAAATACGCTTCTATGTCATGGAATTGCAGGTGCGTTTCTCTTGTGATACCTGTAACACGTTTTTCAAGTGGATTGCAAAACTACACGAACACGTGCTGTCCCCAATGGGGACAAAATGTACCCAAAAAGGCGGCTTCAGCAACGAAAAACTGCGTTGGTCATGTGGATATGGTCAATATCTTGTGGATAAAAAAAAAACCATCTACATTTTGCAATGCAGATGGTAAAAAGTGTCGAAGTGGCGGGATTCGAACCCGCGGCCTTTTGGTCCCGAAGCGCCTTAAAATTCAGGCATCTTCCATTCCGACGAAAAAGCAAAATCAGCAAACATTTTTCTCGTTTGAAGGCGATTGCATACAACCACTTGCAGGCTTTTGCAACTCGTTTTCCCCCAAGCGCAAGGGCATTTTACCAGAACTTCTGCACTGTGTCAATACTTTTTCTGTAATTCCTGTAATTTGTGAAATGTGGTTTGTCTCTTCTTATTTAGCGCCTTGCGTTGATGCCTTACGGAAAAATTCACTTCCTGTTAGAAATTCTTCTTCTGTAATGTCACACAACCCCACCCTATTGCTTGAACCACCCACGCTGGAAAGGCTTGAACCCTCGCCGGTGTCCAGTTCCCTTCCAAAAACTTTTTCACATAGGGGGGGGATGGTCAAAAACAAGAACCATTTCGACAAAAGTTTCCGCAATTTTAGAACAAAACACAGCGAAAAAAACGCTTTTCCATTTCCCGTGTTGCCCGCGCCCTGTTCTCCTCGCCTTTTTCAACTGCGTTGGCACGAAAAAAGCGGCAGCGCCGCCAGATGCGATGGTGCTGCCGCCCGCACTGATGCGCTTACTGCACGGCGTCCTTGTCCGTCCAAGGTTTGGTGTAGCTCTGCGCCCGCTCGCTGTCGCTCACGCCCTCGGTCGTCGGGTCAACGACAACGCCCAAGATTGTCAGCAGCGCGAACGCTGCCTCAACCACTCCCAGCAGCTTCGTGCTGACGTCCGTCGTGTCCAGCTCAAAGCCGAACAGCCCTGCAATCGCTTTGACTGCCAGCAGCAGTGCCGGAATAAACGCCACCCAGAAGGCTTTGTTCTTCACTCGCGCAAGCCAGTTGATTTTCATTTTCTTTCGCTCCTTTGCATTATCGTTGCAATTCTTGTCACGGGTCTACGCTTCGCCCATCCGGCGGATGCGAAGGCGGCGCAGCAATCTGATCCAGCCGATGGTGCGCAGACTTAACGCTGCCCTCGACCCGCGCCAGCCGCTCTGCGTAGCCGTCCAGCCTCTCGCGCATGGCGCGCTGTTCTACGCGGATGTCGTCCACGCCGCCTGCAATGCTGTCCAGCTTCGCCATGGTCTGCGCCTGGTTCGCTGCATCGCCGCGCGTGTCCTTGCGTGCGGAAAGCAGCAGCGTAACGAATGCCACAAGAAATCCGCCCAGCGCCACCAGAAGTTCTGTTTTCATCGGGTTCACCCCTTTTCTATGGTCAAGCCGTCAAGCGGCTGTGCCATCTTCATTCAGCCAACGCCATCATCGTCTTGCCCTTCCTCGGTGCAAACGGCACTCTGATAGCATTCCAGCAGGTAGGTAGCCGTCGCTGCATCCAGCCCGGAAATGCACACCGTGTAGGTTTTTCCGCTGACCGTCTGCGCTGCGGCTTCCAGTGCCGCCCATGTCTTCGCGCCTACGACGCCATCCACTTCCAGCCCGTGCTGGCGCTGGAAGGACTTCACGGCTGCCAGCGTCGCCGCCCCGAAGATGCCGTCCGCTTCCAGCGTGCTGCCCAGCGCGTTCAGCCATTCTTGCAGATGCGTCACCTGCTCGCCCTTGTCGCCGCGGCGCAGCGTTTTTCGTGCGGATGCTGCTTCGGCCTGTGTCGTGCCGCGCTGATCGGCGTCGCTGGCAGCAATCTGACCGCAGTCGATTTCCTTGAAGTAGCCCACATGCGTCCACCCGTTTCGCAGCGTCGAACCGGCTACGCGCCCCATGGATGCCGACGAATGCACTACGTTGCAAACGCGCTTTTTCCCGTTCCTGTCCACGTCCTCCAGCGCATTTTCGCCTGCGTACAGTCCGACGTGCGAAAAGTTGCCCAACCCATCGGCGTGATACTTCTGCGGATAACTGCCGCCGTCCTCATGAATGAACAGCGCCGCACCAACACGCAAGCCTTCCTTCTGCGCCTGACTAAGCGGCACAAGATGCTCCACCGCGCGCGCCATGGCATTGCTGCCGGTGTAGCTCATTTTCCCGCCGCAGGCGCGGACGGCTGCTTCCACCATAGACTTGCAATCCATTTCGCTGTATTTGCGTCCGACGAATTGCAGCGCCTGCGCCACAACCTGCTCGCCGCTCGGTCTGTTACTCATTACCTTGCGCCTCCTGCCGCGTCAGCGTCACCGTGCCGTCCTCTTCCTGCGTCAGCCCCCAGCCAAGTAGGCCAGCCGTGTTGGTGGCTGCTTGGGTCGCGGCATCCTGCGCCGTGTTGGCTGCCGTTGCTGCCGTAGACGCAGCATCCGCTGCCTTCTGCGCAGCTTCCTGCGCTTTCTGCACTGCGTCCATGATGGTCTGCACCCAGCTGGGCGGCGTCGGCTCCGCGGGCGTTCCGTCGCCTTCCAGCGAAGGCTCGATGCAAGTGCGGAACACGGCAGACTTCTTGACTTTGCCATCCACCAGCCCGCGCACCTCTGCGCGTCCCCAGCCAGCCTTCGCGGTGTCGTCCTCTGTCACGCGCCAGCTGATAAGCCCGCCCTGCACGGTCACGTTCGGCAGATAAACAACGCTTTCCGTCGGCCGCAGTGCTGCCACCAGCAGCGTGCAGCCGGGCAGCTGCTCCAGCCACGCGCTGGCATCAATCTGCACCAGCGTCACCAGTGCTTCGCCCTGCCGACCAAGCTGCACTTCGTCCAGCTTGTCCACCGGCAGCGCACTGCTCGTTTCCGCCGTTGCTTCTGCTGCCAATGCGATGGGGGTTTCTTCTGGCGCCGTCTGGACTTCGGCTTCGCTCACCGCTACGGGCAGCGCTTCCTGCGGCATTTCTGCCGCCATCGTCTGCACCTCTGCGGTTTCTTTCACGGTTTTGGTAGTTCTGCGTTTGCTCATATTTCTGCCTCCTCCTCAATAGTCGCCGCCGCCAACGCTCTGGATGAAGGTCTGCATGTGCAGGCTTGCCTCGATGCGCGTTAGCCGATCGGGTTTCAACTGGATTTCGTGCCAAGTGCCGCGGGTGATTTTCCCGTCGTCATCTTTGGCAAGATAGGGTGTCAAGTCGATTTCACCCTTTTTGCTCGTTTCCTCCGGCACTTCGTTCCCGTCCACCAGAATGGTGACGCTTCGCGCCGTCGTACCCTCATAAATGCCATAGGTGATTTCATGCGTATGGTCGGCAAGTGTCAGGTCGTGCGTGTGCGCCGGAATGGTGACGCGGTGGCTGTGCCCCGGAATTTTCACGTTGTGCCCATGCGCTGGAATATCAATGGTGAAGCCGGGAATGTTAATGGAGAAAACAACGCGGTGCGCATGGCGGAACAAATGCGTGTGCGCCGGAATCGTGTGGCTGTGACCGCCAGCCGCAAGCGTGTTCGGTGCCGCTGCACCTGAACGCTGGCAGCCGCCTGTGGTCTGGTCGCCGCTGGAATCGGTGGTCAGTGCAGCTCCGCCTGTGCTGCTGGACGATGCGCCGCCTGTGCTGACGGTGCTGCCCGCCGCATTCATCACCGGCGTTGCATAGCCGGTATAATTGGGCGATGCTGCGCCGGTCTGACCTGCGTTCGTTTCGGCGTGCTTGTGGCTCGCCATGTCGTGCCGGTGCTGCGGAATGACGTGGCTGTGGTCGCCCATCTTGTGCGTGTGGCTCATGGTGTGGCTGTGCTCCGCAATGCTATGCGTGTGTCCCGTCAGCTTGTGCGTGTGCCCCATTTGATGCGTGTGGTCTTCTGCTTCGCTTGTGGTCAGCCCGCCCGTGTTTGCCGCCGTAGCATAGCCAGTACCGTCAATGTTGGAAAAGTCGCCGACCGCCGTTGCTGAACCGCCGCCATCAGAAGACAGGACGCGCATGGGTTCTGAAATTGTCGTCGCGCCGCCCGCCTCGCTGGTGTAGGTCACATCCTCGCTACTTGCGCTGGTGGTCGCGCCGCCTCCGCCGCTTGACGTTGTGGTGACTTTGCCGCCGCCAGCCGCCGCGCCTGTTTCGTAGGCGCGGAACGCGGACGCCTGCCAGCTTAACAGCATTTGATTGATGCGCACCAGATTTCCCGGCACATAGACCTTCATGCAGGCCGGATGCTCCGCGTCCGCGTTGTCCGCGAAAGACTGCGCCACCAGATTCGTCGCGCCTTGGCTGTACAGCTCGCCGATACCTACCCGATCCGCCAAGGTGTTGATGCTGTCCGCCGTGTCGCGGACGGCGTTGGCAATCGTGATTTCAATCTGCCCCGGATCGCCCAGCGTGTCCCCCTTGCTGATGGACACAATGCGGCTGCGCAGTTGCACCCCATGTTCTGCGTCCATCACATCCACCAGCTTGCCGGGCATATACTTGTCCCACGCCATGCCTGTCAGCCTGAAAAGGTCTACTGCGCTGGCCTTGTAGGTGACATAAGGGTTCTTGTAGCCCTCCAGCACCATCTGCGCCCGCGCTTTCAGCTGAGCCGGGTCTTCCAGCCGCGTGTCCGTGAATACGCTGCTTTTGATGCCCCAGACGCTGGCAGTGTCGGCATCCAAATAGGGAACCCCGCCGTTTACGTCGCGGATGGTCAGCTGGTTGACGCCCTCGCCGTATCCAAGCGCATACAGCCGCGTTACCAGTGCGCTGGCGTCCATCGTCTTTTCGATGCTTTTCAGCTGCCGTTCGTAGTAGATGCCGCATCCGGCTTCTTGGTCGGCGCGCCTCAGGTTTACCGTCCAAGGCGCGTCCGGCGTTCCATTGCCCCCGCTGGTGTCAAAGTCCCATGTGTATTCCTCGGTCAGTACGCTTCCAAGCGAAAGCAGCGCCGTCAAAAGCGACGTGTTTTCCCATTTATATGCAAACTGTCCGTCAAAGTCGCACGCGCCCAGCTTCCAGCGCTTCACGGTCTGCCGTGCCAGAATGTACTCCATGACCGCACGGGTGTGGATGTCATTGCCGCCGATTTCATGATAGCCGAAGAGAATATCATCCAGCAGCGTCGCCATCACATGCTCCACGTTGTAGGTGATAGTGCCTGCTTGCGCGGTCATTTCCCCGCTGGGAATGCCAATGATGCGGTAGACGCCCAAGTCGCGGCTGCCATCCGGCAGTCGGACGCGATTGTGCGCCTGACAGAAAGCGTTTTTGGGATCGTCGGTCGGCAGCGTGAAGGAACCCGTCCAAAGGTCGTTGTGCTTCAGCTCGTAGCCGATGCCGTCCGCATTGTCCAGCACACCCAGCATCTTCCCGTTCTGGTCGTAGATTTCTACCTGCTCAACCGTCACCATCGCCCCCTTGCCGCAGTAACGATGCTTGCGCTGCGTCCGCTGCTGCCTGCCCATGTCAGGCGCACTTGCAGGGTATTGCTGCCGTTTTGCAGCTTGATGGCGCGAAAGGCGCTGGCGAACGGCAGTGCATTGTCGCCCGTGGAAAGTGTCGCGCCAATGGGCGGCTCAAAGTCCAGCGTTACGCTTTGCCCCTGCGCAAGATGCAGCCCGGAAAGCTGCACACCGTCGCCCACGCTGATGCCTGTGATGGCAGTGCTGCCGGTGTTGGCTACGGTCAACCGCAGCGGTGCAGGCTGCCCGGTGGCAAGGTTGATGCCCAGTATTGTGCTTTCGCTGCTCACTCCCGCAACTGTCTGCGCGGTTTCTTCCACCGCATACGCCCACGGCTGGCAAAGAAACTTGACTTTCAGCTGCCCGGCGAACCAGTCCTTTGCTGTCCATGTCTGCCGTCCGTCAAGCTGCGCCCAGTAGTAGCGCCCCAGCTCATAGTCCATGACCAGCTTGCAGCGCCCGGCAGACAGCCATGCTGCAAGTGTGCGAAGCTGTTTCTGTGCTTCCTGCTCGTTTTTGGGTTCCTGCGCCATGGTCAACACGCCGGAATAGTTGAAGCACCGCCGCGTTTCGCCAGGCAAAAGCACCGTGCCGCTGCGCCCTGCAATTTCGTATTCACTGCGCAGCGTTTCCGGCACGATGACCCGCCCGTCGTCTTCGTTCCACATGCAGCCGAAGTCCCTGCAATGCTTGCCGTTGAACGAAAACCCGCTTTCTGCAATCAGCATTGCCGCTTCCTCCTTTCGCCGAAAATCATGCCAGTACCATCCGGCTGGCGCGGCCCTTCACGCTTTTGCCCGTGCGCTGCCACGTCGCTTGGCTCACGTCCGGCTCAATGGTCTGCCCGACGCGCTTGCCGTCCATCTCGATGACGGCACTGCCTACGCCCGCCTGCTGCATCGCCTGCACCAGTGCGCGCGCCATACCGTCCCAATCCTGCACTGCGCCGGTTGCCACGCTGCCTGCACTGTGCGCCGTGCTCTGCACCGCAGCGCTGGAAAGCTCCGATGCAGCCGCCTGCACCTGCCGAATGCCGCCCGTGATGCCCTCCGCAAAGCCTTCGTCATAGAATCGCCCAATTTGCTCCATCAGCTTGCTGGGGCTGTGGATGTCCAGCTGCTGCTTCGCGGCGTTGTAGGCCGCCTGTGCAGCTTGACGCGCCGCACGGGTAATGGCGTTTTCTCCGTTCAGGATGCCGCGTGCCACACCCTGTGCAATGGCTTGCCCAATTTCCGTGAAACGGCTCGACCCGGCTAATGCTTGCAAGGTGCTCTGCGCTGCACTTGCCAGTGCTCTGGCGGCGCTGGTGACGCTGCTGCTCTGGCTGCTGATGCCTTGGGCAGCCCCGTGTGCAAAGCTGCTGCCAATCTGCCGCCCGTTGCCTTCGTTCAGTATCCTGTCGGTTGCCTGAAACGCCTGATTTCCAGCTGTGCGCGCCCGATTTACCAACGTGCTCTGCTGCGCGGCTATTCCAGCGCTCATGCCATCCATCCAGTCAGCGCCAAGCTCCTTGCCTGCGCTCTCGGACAGGATGGCGGCCGCTGCATCCTCCGCCGCAGTCGCTGCGGCTTCTACGGCAGCGTTCACCGTGTCGCTGGAACCCGTAATGCCGCCAGCCACCTCCGTCACAGCTGCCGTGTAGGCGGCATTGGCTACCGTTGTGATGGCGGTGGTGATTTCCGTCGTGTTCGCGCCACCCGTGGTGATGCCGTCCGCAATGGCCTTGCAGATAGCCTTGCCCAGCGATTCAAACTGCTTGGCGCTCTCTGGCCCAAGCCCGAAAAAACCCGTTCCGCTCACGCCGAAGGCTGTATTCAGTGCATCCGTCAGCGTCGTCATGATGGTGCTTGCAACGCTGTCGAAAGCGCCATCTGCACCGCTGCTTAACCCGTCGGCAATGCCCTGCGTCAGCGCCTCGCCCATGGCCTTGGTGACGACTTCGCCGCCATCTGTGCCAAAGGCTGCGTTCAGCGTGTCCAGCGCGGCATCTGCGACGGCCTGCGCCGCTTCTTCCACCGTGGGTGCGCTGCTTTGCAAGCCTGTGCTTACATCGTCGCCGACGCTCTTGCCAGCCTGCTCCGCCTTACTCTCATCATCCAGTCCCAGCAGCTGCATCAGCCAGCTGTGAACGCTGTCAATGGAACCGCCAACGGTTTCGTTGATGTTCTGCCCCAGCTTAATACCGTTGTTAATGCCGCCGGAAATGACGCCGCCTAAGCCCCCCCAGTCGATGCCGCGGATGGTTTCAGCAGCCGCAGTAAAGCCGCCGGAAATGAACGCGCCGGTCACGTCAATGATGCCATTGAAGGAATTGGCAATGTTCTCGCCGATACCAGCCCAGTTGATGTCCTCAATGGCAGTCTGCGCAGCGGTGAACCCGCCGGAAATGAACGCGCCGGTGCTGTCGA